TCAGCGATTATACTCGAATACTGCCCGGGAGTTCCTGGCTGATCCCCTATTACATCCTGTGCCTGTGGCGTTTGAACCACAGAAAGAGTGGTTGACACCGCAGTTTCAGGTTGACACCGCACTGGAATGATCATATACTATATACATGCTGAAGAACTAGCTGTTATCGAGGAGCAGAGAAATGACATTACCAGATGAGAGATACCGTGCTGTACAGTATGCACAACAGTTTCTTGTACGACTAGCGGGTGGGGAATATCCCCGTGTGCCCAAGGCAGTTCGTCAAGAAGCTCGCAGCATACTCAGACACTATCCTAATGCTTGGGACATGACTCGTGCAACAGAGACATCGCCGGAGGTGTTTCAGGAACACATGGAACCCTTATATCGCATGATCAAGCAGCGTGAACTAGAACAGCAGATTAAAGTCAAACTGGAGTTCGTCAAAAGTATCGAGACAAAGTAGCAGCATACGGGCCCCTAGCTCATGTTGGTTAGAGCAGTGGACTCATAATCCATTGGTGCCGTGTTCGACTCACGGGGGGCCCACCAAACATTGCAGCACACAATCAGCCCTTAGCTCAGTTGGATAGAGCAACAGCCTTCTAAGCTGTAGGCCACTGGTTCGAATCCAGTAGGGCTGGCCAGGTTAACAGCAGCAACACCCGGATGGTGAAATAGGTAGACACAAGAGACTTAAAATCTCTCGCTGGCAACAGCGTGCCGGTTCGATTCCGGCTCCGGGTACCACGTACACCTGCAGCTTGAGCAGCATCCACAGTGCTGCGCAGCAAAGGAGAGTGCCGCAGCTGAGCCCAATTTGTGGCATTTTGGCTACATTTTGGCAGCATGTGACACAGCACGTGTCGCGAACGAGAAACCCTAGACTCATCAGGGTCTAGTCCCTTTTGGTTGACGGTTCAGCCAAAGTGCGCTATAATAGCGACATGGACACAAAAAACACTCCCCGTAAAAAGCGCACAGACCGCAATCATATCATATATGAGTTGCGTGTTGCGGGCGGCAATTACATAGGCGTCACAGCTAAGACTGAGACTACTATTAATAAGAGCGTGCTGGCTCGTGCGGCCAAGCACTTCTATCGTGCCAAAAAGGAAGCTAAGGATTGGGCTCTGTGTCATGCATTGCGCACTCTCAGCGACAAGAGCGAGATAGAAGTATTGGTACACGAAGTAGTTCGCGGCAAGGCGGCTGCCCACAAGCGTGAAGTAGAACTTCGCCGTGCCATTAACCCTACACTGAATACGGATGTTCGTGGGGACTGATTGACAAGGTGACCGTTTGGTGCTATAATAGACACATAGACAACAAAGGAGCGGCAATGAAACAAGATTACACCATGTACATCTACAAAGCAGACAAGCGCACCAAAACGGGCGAGCGTCTGTTTAGTACTACAGTATGGCAAGACCGTACTGCAGAAGCTATGCGCAACGAGTGCAATGGACTCTACTGGCTGTACCCTGCAACCCAGGGCTGGCGCTTTGAGTACTTCCCTACAATGAAGACTGTGACCAACTTGATGTCGGGTGCAGAGATCCAAATAGCACACGACACTCCGCGGAGTTGTGATCCTTCAAGCGAACTCTACTGGAGCATGTGATGATCAAATGGGAATGCCAGATGTTCTACAAGGACAAACTGTACTCAGGACACTATTGGGGTGACGAGCTCAGCTTGGCTAGGGCTCGTCGCAAGGTTGCGGAACTGCAACGTATGCATCCACCAATGCGATTTGTATTGACAGATTGGCAAAAAGGCAGTATAATTAGCATAGACAAACACACAAAGGAATTGGCATGACTAGACACTACGAAGAACTGGCTGTATACGAACGCGAAGGCTACGAGATCATCGTGGACAAGACCTGGGAAGATATCAGTGTTGCAGACTGCTTTGATGACACTCAGTTCGACATTGCAGAAATCAACCACAACATTGAACACGGCCACTTGGATTGGTTCGTGTTGCGGGTACGTGTCTTAGTTGAAGGACTTGAGCTGGATTCAGAACACTTGGGCGGTATGCTCTACGAAGATGCTAGAGAGTGTTTGACAGACGGTACGGCAGAAGATCTCATTGAGCAGAGCTTGGCCAATGCTAAACAGCAGGTCTACAGACTCTACAGGAAGTTCCAGGACTTGAGCTGGGAACTAGATGCTGCAGGGGTTGACAGGTCCACAGTTTGAAGCTATAATAGATACTTAGACACAAAGGAGCGCGATATGATTACAGCAGACACAATAAAGGTACTTGCCACCTATTCACCACAGTACCTGACTAAGGCCGCACAGCTGGCAGGCTGGAAAGGTGCTAACTTCACAGCCTGTAAGTTCCTGGGCATTACCAACGGCGGACAGTTCTGCTACCAAGCAGTCTTTCCAGTCAAGGGCGGAACAGATAGTACTAAAGTGTTTCTCAGCTATGACCACGATGAGGATAGGGTTATTGCTGACATTCAGTTGACAGAACTGTCATAAGCTGTTATAATTGATACTTACACAAACACATTAGGAGCGACAAATGGGAACACGAAGCACAATTGCGCTAGAGTACGCAGACGGCACAGTCCAGCAGGTCTACTGCCACTGGGACGGCTATTTGGCACACAACGGGCAGATCTTGCTCAAGCACTATTCAAACCCGTTCATCTTGCGTGACTTGATTGACTTGGGAGACATTAGTTCACTGGGCAAGATTGTAGGCACTAAGCACCCCTTCAGCCCACACGAGGGCGATACACAGAAGGCATTGTACGAAGCGGCTCAGGCACAGGGTGCAACTACATTCTACGGACGTGATCGTGGCGAGACAGGTACGAGTGCCAGAAAGTTCAAAGACTACGAACACTTTTTGATCGATGGTCAATGGGAAGAATACGACTACATCCTGCGCAATGACAACGGTGTGGCTGTTTGGTTTGTATCCGATCACGACGGAGACTTTGTTACACTGGAGTCCGCTATCATGGACGAACAAGATCGTATTGCACAAGAGGAGACAGCATGAGCGCGATTAAAGATCTAGCCTACGACATTGAACAACTGTACATTGAGGGCTTCAACAGTCGTGCCATTGCGGCAGAACTAGAGTGCCCTATTGAGATTGTATTGGGTGCGCTGGCAGAGATGAGCGTTGAGGATGTGGCAGATCAGCCACACGAAGAATACAGTCCCTACTACGGGGCTTGACACATTGAGCTTTCTTTGCTATAATAGAGACTTACTAACACACAGGAGCGAACAAAATGGCTACACTAGTTGAGATTACAGAAGGTGCTTACGGTGCCCGCAAGAACATGATCTTCCCAGGCATCCGCTTGCAGATGGTCAAGGACTTTGACGGCGAATGCATTACCTGCCTTGCAGGCGATGAAATTGAAGGTGGTCGCAACCCCTACAAGAAGATCCGTGTCAAGGTCGCAGGCATTGGTGCCTACCGTGTGGTCTCGCACATTGACGAAGCTCCTGTGGGCGAGAACAGTTTGGTTCAGCTCAAGATAGCTGATACGGCTGTAGCACATATCAGCGATGAGGACTTGATTGAGAAGACTCGTGCTCGCTTCCAAGTACTTACGGACATGACCAAGGCTGTGAAAGCAGGCGATGTACGTGCAATGATTGTGACAGGCCCCCCAGGCGTAGGCAAATCGTTTGGTGTAGAAGAAGTGCTTACTAAGGACGACTTGTTCAATACGCTAGGCGAGCGCAAGCCACGCTACGAGATCGTCAAAGGTGCTATGAGTGCCATTGGCTTGTACAGCAAGCTCTACGAGTTCTCAAGCGAGAAGAATGTTATTGTGTTTGATGACTGCGACTCAGTATTGTTGGACGACTTGAGCCTGAACATCTTGAAGGCGGCTTTGGACAGTTCCAAGAAGCGTACTATCAGCTGGAACACTGACAGCCGTATCTTGCGCTCAGAAGGCATCCCAGATCGCTTCGAGTTCAAAGCAGGTGCTATCTTTATCACCAACATCAAGTTTGAGAATGTACGCTCTAAGAAGCTACAGGATCACCTTGCCGCTCTTGAGAGTCGTTGCCACTACATTGATCTGCAGATGGACACAGACCGTGAGAAGGTGTTGCGTATCAAGCAGATCGTTGCAGACGGCATGCTGGACGAGTACGAGCTGAGCGATGTGGCTAAAATTGATGTTGTGGACTTTGTGTCTAACAACCGTGCTAAACTGCGCGAGCTGAGCCTGCGTACGGTGTTGAAGGTTGCACAATTGCGCAAGGCATTTGCCGCCAACTGGGAAGCAATGGCAGAAGTAACTGTTATGAAGCGAGCATAAGATGGCAGCAGACATTACAGGGTGCCAATGGATTGGTTCGGAGCAGACCCAGGCTCCGTTCCACTCTTGTGGTAAGAAGGTGTTCCCGGGCAAGAGCTACTGTGAAGATCACGTGTGGCTGGTCTACAAGAAGAACACCAACAAGGGCAACAAACGCAAGATCAATGAGATCGAAAAAGAGTTGGCTGAAATTAAACGTATTGAAGAAGTTGAGGAGATCATAAATGCTTAAAATTGCATTGGCTATTGCACTAATCATCTTCCTGTTGGCTATTGGACCGTTCCTAGTCATCTGGTCATGGAATGTGTTGTTTGGTGCTGCACTGTTGATTCCCTACACCTTGGAGACCTGGGCCGCTACTGTATTGATTGGTGCCTTCCTTCGGGCGAATGTCACCGTAAAACGGAAAGATTGATTGTTGCTCTTACCCAATCAAGACGCTATACTAGTTAAACGCTGTTAGGGAACAGCCACAACAAAGGAAACTTAAAAATGAAAAGATTCAATCCAGAAACAAAGACTTTCAAGGTCTTCTCAGCACTGTACAATGGTCAGGCCCTGACCGCCAGTGATGCTAAAAAGCGTTTTGGCGTAGGTAACTTGGCTGCAGAAGCCAGCCGCATCCGTCAAAGCGGTTATGCCGTTTATGCCAACAGCCGCAAGGCAGGCAACGGTGTTCAGGTTACCGAGTACGTGATGGGCAAGCCATCGCGTGAAATCGTTGCTCTAGGCTACAAAGCTCAAGCAATGGGCATCACGCTCTAAAGCAGTTTCAAAGACAAGCCGATTCGCTCCCGGGGCGTCTTTGGGAGTGTTGTAGAAATACAACACTCCTTTCTCTTGACCGGCACTCCAGCCTGGTTGACAGATTGGCTAAGAGGCTATATAATAGAGACATAGACAACAACGGAGCGAACGATGTTTACAGCAGAGCAGGTTTGGGGACTAGCAGTAGAAGCTGATCGCATCAACGATGGCTACTTGAAAGAAGACCTATGGGACGCAGCCGAAGCCGGCGTTAGGATCAAGACTGCCAACAAGGTCTTGGTTAAGCAATGGCTCCGAGAAGAGCGTCAACCCAGTGTTGAGGACGTAGAGAAGGGTCGTGAGATCCGTCATTACTTCAACGGATTTTTGCTCAAGCAGATCTCGGGCAAGATCAATGACTTTGAGCGACAGGCTCTCCGCATCGCCCAGATAGATGAGTTCACCAGCAAGAACCTTCTGGAGTTTGCTATCGTAAGCTGTTTGCCAAGCACTCAGCGCCGTGACGTTGATAAGAATGCCCTGGCCGCTGAAGTTAGGAACAGCACTCAACTAACAGGCCAAGTAGGCGACAAGATCCAGGGCGAGATCGAGATCGTTAAGAGCTACTACTCACAAGAGTACAATAAATTTAGAATCACAGCTAAACTGGTTGACAGCTTCGTTGATTTCTGGTATAATACTAACATGGACACAGGAAGTAGGGTGTCCATTAAAGCAAAGATTAAAAGTGTGCGTGGCGACAATACAACACAGTTAAACTTTGTAAAGAGAATTGGTTGACACTGAGCTGAGTTGGTGTTATACTATTAAAACTGAGAAACAACTTAAAGAGGTCTTATATGGCAAAAAGCACAGATATTAGCGTTCGTCAAGTTGGCCCTAAGGCCGCAAAGCGTTCCATCCGCAAGGCGATTCAAACCCGTCGTCCAGTGTTCCTGTGGGGTCCTCCGGGCATTGGCAAGAGTGACATCGTCAAGCAGATCGGCGGAGACGCAGGTCGTGAAGTCATTGACGTTCGACTGGCCCTGTGGGAGCCCACAGACATCAAAGGTATCCCTTATTACAATGCCGAGAAGGGCACAATGGTTTGGGCTCCTCCTTCAGAGCTGCCTATGGATCCAGAGAGCACCGCAATCATCTTCCTAGATGAGTTGAACTCTGCTCCTCCAGCTGTTCAAGCCGCGGCCTATCAGTTGATTCTCAATCGTCGTGTAGGCACATACAGTCTGCCCAAGGGTGTAGACATTGTGGCGGCTGGTAACAGGGAAGGTGATCGTGGCGTTACTTACAGAATGCCTGCTCCCCTGGCTAACCGTTTCATTCACTTGGAAATGAAGATTGACTTCGATGACTTCCAGGAATGGGCTGTGATGAACGCCGTGCATCCTGAGGTTGTTGGCTATGTGGGCTTTGCCAAACAGGACTTGTATGACTTTGATCCTAAGAGCCCTTCGAAGGCCTTTGCTACTCCACGCTCGTGGGTGTTCGTTAGCGACTTGCTCAAAGACGACGACTGCGACATTGACACCTTGCACAACTTGATTGCGGGTGCCGTTGGTGATGGCTTGGCTGTGAAGTTTATGGCTCACCGCAAGATTGCAGGGCGCTTGCCTAAGGCAGAAGACATCCTGTCTGGTAAGGTCAAGGACTTGAGCATCAAGGAAGTGTCAGCGATGTATTCATTGACTGTGAGCCTGTGCTACGAGTTGAAGGATCAAGCAGAGAAGAAGTCTAAGACCTTTGACTCACAGGCAGACAACTTCTTCCGCTACATGATGGACAATTTCCCAACTGAGCTTGTGGTGATGGGTGCTAAGACGGGCCTTACTAACTACAACTTGCCTTTGGATGCAACAAAGATGAAGAGCTTTGATGAGTTCCACAAGCGTTTTGGTAAGTATGTTTTGAGTGCTATGGAGAACTAAGACCTCGCCGTAGCAGGGGCGGGGAGCTTCTCAGGGCTTGCCCGCCCACCTTTTTTGGTTGACAGGTGTGCGAATAGGTGCTATAATATATACATACTAAGGAGAGCGACTAATGGATCCAATCATAGACAAACTAACAACTGCCCGAGTAGGCCTGTTGCTTAAAGCACCTTTCTTCGGCAACATGGCAACTCGTATGCAATTGATTCAAGCAGACGAATGGTGCCCCACAGCCGCTACCAATGGTAGAAACTTCTATTACAATACCAAGTTCGTGCAGAAGCTCAGCGTCAAGAAGCTGGAGTTCCTATTCGGACACGAGATTTGCCATTGTGTGTTTGACCACTTTGGTCGTGTAGGTTCACGCGATCGCCAGCTGTCAAACATTGCACAAGACTATGCTGTCAATCAAATACTGGTAGACGAACGCATTGGTGAGAAGATCACCGAAGTTAAAATCTGCTACGATGCCAAGTACCGTGGTATGGCTTGGGAAGAGATCTACGACGAACTCTACGAGAAAGCAGAAAAGATCTCTATGCCTGACCTGCTCAAGCAATTGGGCGACTTGTTGGACGAGCACATCAACGAAGACGGCTCAGGTCCAGGCAAAGAGGGCAAGGATGGCGACAAGGATGGCAAGGGCGGTATGCCTGGTATGACTAAGGAAGAAGCGCAACAGATCCGTGACGAGATCAAAGAAG